TTGGAAAACGGCGAGATGTCCACGGCCCCCGCCGTCATTACCCAGATGCTACGACTGCAACAGATCCTATCTGGTCACCTCAAGACTGACGATGGTGACACCGTGTACTTCCCATCCAAACGCATGGATGCGCTGAAAGAAATACTGGAAGAGCATGACGGCAAAGCAATCATTTGGTCCCGTTTCCGGTACGACATCCAACAGATCACGCGTACACTAAACGAAATCTTTGGCGAAGGTTGCGCCGCATCATACTATGGGGATACATCAGACGACGTCCGACAGTCCATAGTCCAAACATTCCAGAACCCAAACTCAAAGCTCCGGTTCTTCGTAGGCAACCCCGCCACCGCTGGGTACGGCCTGACGTTGACCGAAGCAAACCTCGTGGTGTACTATGCCAACGACTTTAATCTCGAAACCCGAGCGCAGTCAGAGGACCGCGCACATCGGATCGGTCAAAAGAACAACGTGACCTACGTCGACCTAATAACCGAGGGCACAATCGATGAGAAGATCGTGCAGTCCCTCCAAGCCAAGATCGACATCGGCGCAAGAGTTCTAGGTGAGGAAGCAAAAGAATGGCTGAAACTAAAACCGACTACGAAGCTATAACCAAACTGATGGAAGAACGTGCCACGGGATACGCGTCCCGTGACACCGCAGCAAAAGAACTGGCTGAAATGATCGGGCTCGACATCGATGTCGCCCGTGCCTTCTGCTCAAACCTCAAGCCCAGAGGATCCGCAGGGATTGCCGAGGTGCGTGGGTATAAGAAAGGCGAGTTCCCCAAAAAGAAAACCCCGCCAGAGCGGGGCTAGTTTGTGAGGCAGTAAGGGCCACAGGCGTGAGACTCTTACCAATCGAGCAGTCGTTCGATAATTCAATCTATCATGCCGCTTCCATCTCCGCAACAGCTTTGCGAATAAGAACCGAAAGTTGACGCGACATCGAACGCTGCTCACTGTCGGCAAGCTTCCGCAGCAGTTCATGGTCCTCCTTAATCAGACCAACATTCTGAAACTGCACCTTGTCTTTTTCTTTTAACTTCTTTCGTGCCATTTTTGTCTCCAGTTGTAAGCCAGTTGTTATCAGCTTATACAACATTTGTTTCTAGTGTTCAAGCAGTTCGCACTTGATACAACGCCATGGAATGTCGTCACGTTTGTCCGCATAATTTGGAATGCAATGCGCTATGACCTCGTCCCCTTCTTCCAAGTCAACCTTGTCCATCAGCCGCTTGCTGAAAAATACAGCGTCCCCATCGTCGTTCACACCAAAACCACTGCCTGAATAGGTCGTCGCTTCGATCAAAACAACCATCTCCGCGGTCTCAAACTTGTTCTTAGTCTCAAAACCTTGGCTCATGCGTTTCTCCTTGATTGTGTTTGTTCTTATAATAATTGAGTTGTTGAACAAGGCCCTCAATCCTCGGATCTCGGTAGTTCTCCCACTCGATGTCGTCGATCTGCTTCTGTAGTCTTTTGATTATGTCGCTTATCAGATCCAATTCCATCGTCCTTCTCCCATGGTGGTTGAGACAAGGTTACAGTCTCATGACCATACGCCATCTTGCGCTTGTACCCCTGCCACTCTTTCTCTGCTTCTGTCCATCGGCTCATATCGTCTTCCCCGCTTCTCGCAGTGCCTTCACAAAATTATCTAGCTCTTCACGAGCAGCAAACAATTCACGTTGTATGTTTGGACGGGCATCCTTCCGGTATCGCTCATCCTGTAAATTGTCCACTTGCTGCTTGAGCCATTTCAATTGTGCTGCTTGGAACGTGCTCAACTGCTCATCACCCATTTTTTATAACCTCCGGTCTTAATTCGGGCCTTAGTATGTACGAAACCTCCTCCGATACATAACACTCCATCATGATGTCGGTGCCGTACAACTCATACAAATGATTATAAAGAGGATCAAACAACCTGTCGTTCATCGCCTCAATGCAACGGCTCTCCCGATCATACCATACCGCCGCTTTAACAGGCTCACCGTCAATCGCGTAACTGATCACCAACGCAGTATAGTAATAAATCATCTGACAACTTCCCAAACATTCTCCCGCGCAACGTTGTCCTCAGTGTCCCTGATCAAACCCTGCTTGTGCAAAGCAGTCAGGGTCGCCCGAATAATCGTCAGCTTCAAACCGGTTCGATCCGCCAACTGCCGCGCAGTCCCCGCACCTCGGCCCAACTCAGCAAGGATCTGCTCCTTCCGCGTTAGCTTCTGGTTGGTCTGTTGCTTGCGCGTCATCCTGTCCCACATTTTCTTAAACATTCTTTGTCTCCTTTTCACTATAGATGTCTATCACTCCGACACCCTCCATCTCTGCGCCCGTAAGTGCAGAAAATTCCTCCCGTGCTAATTGCGCAGCTTCAACGCTGTTCGCCGCTTCAACCAACACCAACCGAGAAACCACGCCCTCGCATACTACTTCATACGTTTTCATTTCTTTCAGATACCTTTCTTCTAGTCCCATTAACCAAAACGTTGTCGCGTCAAACTCAACACGCAACAACTCATCTCGTATCTCGCACCAACGGTTCATGTTGATCCCCGTCTCCTCGATAAACTCTTTCGCACTGTTCGTCTTAACAAGGAACTCCAGTGGACTTAGCTTCAGATAGCCTCGATTGCTCAGATACGTCTTCGTTCTTGTTTGCAGCCGCAAGTACCACATAGTCTTTGGGTCTTTGCTGCGCTCCAACGCACCATCATAACAGTCCAGTTTCCATAGCCAGTTTCGGATTGTAGCCGAGGTCACGCCAAACTCTTTCGCGATCTCCTTCTGAGCGATACCCTCGTCATGCATAGCCTTGGCCTTGACCCACCTGTTATCAAGTTTCCGCATCGCTCCAATCCTCCTCGTACTCAACCAACGGGGCCGTGTATTCCCGACACTCCTTGTCTGTCTGCACCTGTTCCTTCACGAACTTGATGAAATCAGAATACTCCCACTTCCATACCACGCCAGTGAACCGATCAACCGCGTCCCTCTGGTCCTTGGTCAACGTCTGCCAGTACAGATACAACTTGTTGCAGTATCTCGCTTGGTCATCCCATTCCTCCGAGTCCAACTCGTCTTCAGGATCAATCAAATCCATCCAGTTAGACAAGGTCGGGTCGGTGATGTCAGCCTCGATCAATCTATCTAGTTCACTGGTCATCGGCACACTCCATACACACCTCCGCATCCTCGCCCATGATCTTAGTCACAGGCATCCCACAATCGCACAGCCGCTCCATCTTACCGTCACCGCTGCACGTCTCGCAGACCTCACGAACCTCCTCCACATATCCAATGTCTCGGGTGAAACTCTGAGGCCGAATAATCTCAAAGTAACTGTAACCCTCACCATCGCAGTCCGCACAACAGTCCATGATCGGCGTCTCTTGCAACTCAAGCAACATCTCTTTCATCTTACCCATTGTTCTTGATCCTCTGATTAACTCCCAAATTGTAAATCAACTCACGCTTGAAATCATCAAGCCGCTTGTAAATGTACTTCAAATCCGCAATCTCCGGCGCATCAGGGTCATAGTTCCCCATGACGTCCTCAATGCGGTCGATCACATAATGCATACAGATACGGTCATCCATCACGCCACCTCCATTTTATAAACAGGAATAACAAAACCCGTGTTCTGAAAGTTCTCGTCAGCATATTCTCGCGCCTCCGAAACACAACAAAAGGGACCATACGTCCGAGAAGCCGCAGGAGAACGATCCTCATCACCCTCCGCATCAGGAACCATGTTCAACCAAACATCCCCCTCGTCACATTCAAATATCATCGCGTGCCTCGGCTCAGACATATTGATACTCCTCAATAAATGCGAACCCGCCGCCGTTGCCCTCTTCGTCCATCGACAAAGACATCTCAACAGTCTGTCCGCCCAACCGTAACGTAAACACAGGGAACGGCTCCAAGGCATACTCGTCCTCAACAAACCGAAACCCTATGATCTTCGCGCCAACCAACTGGCTGTAATATTTCTCCATGTCCATCACGCTTCCTCCTCCTCGAACTCAGGCGTCCAACTTTCATCCACGCCATTCAGATACTGGCCCTCAAACAAACCACCCTCGTCCTGATAGTCAGCGTCAACACTAATACCCATCGAATGCAGCTTGTCCCACACTGGAATAGGCGGACCCCACGCCGTCCAACAGTTGAACGAAAACGATGCGTTCATACTCGCAGGATCAACATCCTCGTCGTCATGCAACGTCAGCGGCTGCGTGATCTCAACCTCCGCAACATCCCACTTCGTACCCCAGTTCTCAACACGCCAGTCATACCAACCCTCAACATCAAACCCCTGCCACTGGGTCCGCGGCGCAAGCCACTGCTCAAACGGCATCGGCTTGATCAACTGACAGAATTGTGGGTTCAAAGCCCGACCCCCATTGTGAGGATCATAACCGTTCTGGGTCAGCGCGTTATAGATTTCCTTCACCAAGAACCTCGGCCCATGGATGTGGACCCCCTGATAACAATGATTAGGCATTCTCTTTCCTCCTGATTAAAATCCCCCCGACAGCACAGTCGTAAGTGATCACAACCTCATCGCCAACACGCAACTTGCTGTTCACAATCTCCGAACCAACAATGTCAACTATCGGGCGGTCACCCTTCCCCGACACCTTGCGCTTGCCAGTCCCCTCCTCGTTCTGAACCAACGCCATGCCTCCCTCACGCAACGGTAACCGAATTACGTTAAACCGTACGCCGCGCTCAAAACCCGCCGCAACCAACCGCTTGCCCTCCAACCAAATGCGAGGACGACCACGGTTCGCTCGGATCGTATACTCCTGTAGTAAAATCATGCCAAAGCCCCCCACTGCATAGCCATCGCATCCGCAATGCCCCTGTAAAACTTCGACCGCAACTTCCAACGATCCGCACTCGGCGGTAACTTGTGACACTCATCCCGAGCCGTCGATCCATCCAAACTCCCAGTCCGAACCAACTTCGGTAAATTACGCAGCCACAAACAGGTCCGCTTCTTCACATTGTCCTCACTGTCGTCAGCCTCCGCAAACTCCCAAGGCTGTATGCTCTGAGCAAACGGCTCGTAGTTCTTAATCCGAGCCTTCGCATGCTTGTGCATCACAGGGTTCTCAACCGCGACCATCGGTATATGATCCACGTTCCATACATCCGAAAATAATGCAGCACCCTCATCCAACTCACGCCACATCTCTTCCAACGTCCGATTGGGCGGAGCCTTGTGCAACCAACGAACACCAGAATTACACAACCTCGTGCAAGGCGGATGCATCACCGCCAATAAATCCCAGTCACCACGCATCACGTTCCGAATGTCATCCTGTATGTGACGATTAGTCGGAGTGTCCGCAGGTAAAATATCACAGGACCACGCATCATGGCCCATTCTCAAAAACGCATCACGCACCGTGCCTGATGTCTCGCAACCAATAAGTACCTTCATGATCACACCTCCTCTTTGCAAGAAAAGAATGTGAGAAGAGACTGATCAGTCTCCCAGAAACCATCCGCCCACTCCAACCATTTGGTGTGCGCTTCTTCTTTGGTAGTGGCAGCGATCGATGTCTCAAAGAAATCACCGCCCTCAACTTCACGCCATGTAAAAGTAAATGTAGTCATAGATCTTTCCTTCTCTACTTGTTGATAGCTTGTAAGTTAGTTGAAAGTTGTAGGGCAGTCAAGCCCCACGTTCGTTCTCGAAAAAATCCTCCACCATTAAATGCACACGGTACAACGTGTCGATTGCAAAAGACGAGGATTGGCTGTCGTCCCAGAGATACAACTTCCTGATCGTGGGATAGGAAATCCCGTCCCATTCAATACGCATCGTGTAGAAATGATTTGTGTCATGCATACGATCAAGAAATGCCTTGATCGAACCGCAACGACCAACAGCAATTTCTAACGCATGTTGGATTTCAGATATTTGTTTGTGGGGGTGTTCCATTTACACTTACTCCTATAATTATAATTATTTTTATAGCAGGTGTAAGGAAAAAGGCAAGCGGTTCGCGGCTCTTGGTCCTGTGTTTACCCTTATAACAGTTTTTTCTAGATTTTTACGACCACCGTTCAATCCCTTTCAAATTTAATGTAATCAGCGTAATAAGTGTAATCACCCATTGAAAACATTGCAAAAAACTGCCCTGAGAAGATTACACTTGATTACATTTATTACGTTTTCGCTGGAGAAACCCCCTATACTAGAGTTGCACTGGGTGCATGAGCCCCTTTGCAAACGCATAGCTCCACCTGTCTATTGAAAACTTTTTGCCCTTGGTTTAACTTGTGGTCAGAACACAACGAGGCAGACATGGCATCCCTTGAGAAGAAAATTGAACAACAACACGGTCGCCAACTGACCAACCGACAGAAGACGTTTGCTAGACACATTGTCGAGGGCATCTACTCGAATGCTGAGTGTGCAAGGAAAGCAGGGTATGTAGAAACAAAGGCCAAAGACTATGCCTCTGTTCTGCTTAATGGCAGAGACTACCCACATGTTCTGGAATATATACAGGAACTAAGAGAGGAACGAGAGCGGCGATATGGTGTGACAACTATTGGTCAGCTTGAGCGGCTGCATAAGTTATCCTTGGGTGCGGAAGACGCGGGGCAATTCTCTGCGGCAATCAACGCTGAAAAGATACGGTCTGCCTTGGGTGGTTTGACGGTTGACAGAAGGGAAAACATAAACACCATTGATCAGATGTCGCGGGATGAGATCACCGCTCGACTGGCTGCATTGCAGAAGCAATATCCTCAAGCGTTTGTGATCGAAGGTACAGCAAAGGATATTACACCGGATGAGCAAGGGACCAGAGGCGAACTTTTGGCAATCGATCAGGAACAACCTACCGAAGAATAGCTTTGCTACCCGCATTGAGAACAAGCACGGCGGCGGTGTGCC